ATGACCACCACAACCACCGACTGGCGGGAGCGGTTCGCCAGCGCCCGCCGCGGGGTCGCCTTCGGGCACCCCGTCCGCATCCTCAGCGTGGCGCGCACCGGGGTCCGGTGCCGCTTTCCCGACGGTCACGTCGAGCGGGTGCACCCCGAGGACCTCGCGATTGCGTCGGACCCTGAGCGGAAGGTGCAGGCATGACCACGATCGCAGTCACCGACACCCGTCCGACCATCACGTGCCCGTCGTGGTGCACCGTGCCCTACGAGGACCACCTCGCGGACCTGCCCGCGTGGGAGGGTTTCGTGATCCACCGGAGCGACTACGAGCGCCGCGTGGGCCACAGTTGCATGGCGTACATCGACGGAACGCTCGACCCGACGAACCCGCCGTTGGTCCACCTCGTCGTCCCGCACGAGCTCAGCCTGGACGACGCGGAGGCGCTGGCCGGGGAGCTTCTCGCGGCGGTACGGGAGGCGCGGCGATGAGCGCCGGCGACTGAAGTCTTCGCATCACCAGAACCGCCCCGGCATCTGTAGCGGCCGGGGCGGTTCTGTGTTTCCTGGCGCTGGTGGGTCTGTGCGGCGAAAGGAAGGGAAGACCGCTCGCCACCATCGTTCCCGTGGTCCCGGCCGGTCATCATGGCTCGTGTCCCATCGGCCGGGCGGGTGGCGTTGACGCCAGGGTCTAGAGCGCTCGCTTGCGGTAGCGGTGCAGGATCGCGAGCTCGGGAAGCGTCCAGCCGTTGAAGACTCCGTAGCGGGTTGCGCCGTTGAAGTCGTCGAGCGCGACCTGAGTGCTCTGCTTGGCCTCGGGGTTGCCGATGGACCTTGCGCAGGCGGACACGATCACCGCGGCCAGGTCCTCGGTGGGGTGTTCGAGGTCGTTGAAGCCGTTCCCGCGCACGTAGGCCTTCACCTGCTGGGTGAGGATCGGCAGGTGTTGGGTGGCGAGCGCTTCGGTCTCCGCGTCCCCCGGCTTCCCGAGGAACGCGGAGACGTCTGCCGCGGTGGGGGCAGGCATCAGATCGTGATGCCGGTGAGCTTGACGACCGCGTCGTCGTTGAGCGGTGCGGCGTCGTAGCGGGCGACCACGCGCAGGGCCTGCTGGTCGTAGTCGCCGAAGGTCTGGTCGAGCAGCTTGACCGTGGGCGCCAGGTCGCGGGCTACCGCGATCTGGGAGAAGTCGGCCAGCACGATGTTCCCGGTGTCCGGGGTGCCGGTGGTGTCTGGGATGCGGTTGGTGACGATCACGGGCTTGCCGAAGATCACGTATCCGCCGGCCTTGGTGGGGTCGGGCTGGAGTACGTAGGCGTTGGAGCCGGTTCCCTGCTTGATCTTGCGCAGCGCGGTCAGTTCACGCGAGGTCATCGCCCACTTGAGTCGGGACGGGTCGACGTTGGCGGACAATGCGAGCGCCTCGGCGTCGAGGAGCTTGTCCAGGGTCAGTGCACCGACCCCGGTGATCGACTGTCCGGCGTAGTTCAGGATGCCCTTCGGGACGGTGGCGCTGGACCCGTTCGAGGCGCCCCAGAATTGTGTGTCGATGGTGTCGGCTACGTCCTTGACGAGCCGGTCCTTGATCGCCTGGTCGAGCGCGACGACGGACTGACGGGCCAGCTCGTTGCTGAACTTGGTCAGGGTCTTGACCGACTTCATGGTCGAGGGCAGCAGCTCGACCTCGTCGAAGGTGACGTCGTCGTCGGTGATCTGCTCGTTCTCGCCGAGCCAGCTCGGGGAGGTCGGTCCGCCGAGCTTGGGCAGTCGGATTGGGCCGGCGGTGTCGAAGATGCGGACACCCGCAGAGAGGAAGGTAGAGACCGCTTCGAGCGGCTGAACGAGGATGCGCTGAACCTGCTCGGCAGTCAGTTCGGGCGCGGTGGTGGTGTCGGTGGCCATTGTTGTCTCCTAGGGACGTGAGAGGGCTTGTATGCCGCTTCTCCGTCAGGGAGACGAGCGAGAGGGCCGGCCACCAGGGCCGACCCTCCCAGGATACCAGTCGGGGGTATCAACCCTGGGGTGGATGATCTCCCAACTCGACCACCTCAAGGTTGTCGAAGTGACGACGTAGGAACTGCATGCCAACGAGCTTCATGGACCTAACGACATCCTCGAAGTTGACCTCGTGAAGCAGGATCTCCTTGACCGGGATCGCACCACGCTCGGCCTCGAGTTCCTTCAGTCCCTGGTACTCATTCGCGCCTGACGTTCTCCGGTCGTGCGCGTAGACCCGGACGTCCCATGTCGGCTTTTCCCCATGACTGAAACCCGAGATCTCCAAGCCTAAGATCGTCCAGTCCTCGTCCTTCAGGCCAGCCATGTCGTAGAGGTCGGCACTCCCGGCAATGAAGCTGTCTTCGGCCGTGGTCGTTCCATGCCAGTCGGGATAGGTCGTGTCAGCGGGCTCGACGCGCTTCGGATCGATCTTCACTCGGTTCCCCTTGTCAGGATGCGTTGCGCCGGAGCAGTCCGGCGAGGTCGGTGTCTGAGCCGTTGAGGGTGGCACCTTGTCCGACGTCTCCGCTGGGCTTTCGGGAAGCCAGGTGCGGTTTGGTGGCTAGGAGTGCGTCGATCGCGGCGTCGAGTGCGTCGGAGTCGGTCAGGTGGTCCTCGGCGAACGGGAGGTCGGTGGGGTCGGCCAGGCGGCCGGTGGCGGCGACCAGGGAGGCGTGCAGGCGTTCGGCGAGGTCGTCGCGGTCTGCGGCGCGCTGACGGTACTTGGCGGACTCGTCGCGGAGCTTGGTGACGTACTCGCGGGGGAAGGTTTCGGGCTCGGTCTCTTCGGCCGGCTCGTCGTGCTGGTCGGTCTGCTGGTCGGCGGGCGGGCCGGCGGGTAGGTGTGTCTGCTCGACCTCGGGCTCGGTGATCTGCTCGGTCATGACGTTCCTTTCAGTGGTAGCGGACCGGCTTGGCGGGTTCGCTGAGGGTGACGATGCGCTGGGTGCAGTCGCATCCGGTGTGGCGTGGCATCGGGTGATCGGAGGGCCAGACTCGGCCGTCGCGATACCACCAGTGACAGAGCTGGCAGGTCGGGGCGGGCTCGAGGACGCGGACCCATCCGGTGACGCGTTCCTCGGTGCGGATCGCTCCGGCGAGCGCGTCAGCGGCGGCCTTCTTGATCTCGGCTTCGGCGAGCCGGGTCAGCCGTTTGGCGGCCTTCTCGGCGTTCTGGTCGCGGTCGAGGTCGGTGCGGATGGTCTCGGCGGCACGTTGGAGCCGGTCGACCTCGCTTTCGGGCAGCACGGTGCCGGGGAAGGCGTGCGCGGTGCCGGTGGCGGCTTGCATCTGTGCCACGAACGCGGCATCGCCGAGCGCGAGGCCTGCGGTCTTGCCGGCGGCAAGGAACGAGGCGACCAGTGCGGCGAACGCGTCCGCGGTCAGCGTCCCGGCTTGGTAGGCGGCCAGCGCGGCGAGGACCTGGTCGACGACGTCCCGACCGGTCTGCTCGGTGGCTTCCTGGACGGTCACGACGCCTCCCGCGGCAGCAGCGCGGCCAGGTCGACCCCGGCACCGTCCAGAGCCTCGGCGCGGCGAGCGGTGCGGATCTCGGCGACCTCGTCCGAGGAGTACCCCAGCCGAGCGAGTGCGACCGATGCGGGCAGCAGTCCGGCGCCGTAGAGCTTGACGATCGCGTCGGCCTCCTGAGCGACCGAGCGGGTCGCAGCATCGGCCCAGCGGGCCCGGAGTTCGACCTGGGCGGGGTCGGTGCCGGTGCGGACCGCGGTCATCAGCCTGGCGACGTCCTCCCACGACCTGCCGAACGTGGCCTGGCGGGCTTCGGCGCGTGCGGTCAGGGAGGCCTCGGAGGCGCGCAGCGCGTCGGCGGATGCGGGGTTGTCGGTGAACACTCCGACGTAGTGCGCGGGCAGCGCGGAGACGGCCATGATCTGTCCGAGCAGCACCCGGACCGAGGCCTCGTAGCCGGCGAGGTCGGCAGCGTTGAGCTGTCCGAACTTGGCGTCGGGGTTCTCCGAGATCATCGCCCGGTTGCCCTCGGGGATCGGGTTGACGGCCTCGCCCTCGTCCTCCTCGAGCTCGATGCCGGTCGCCCACCGTCGCGGCCGGCCGACGTACTCGCTGGTGACCATCATGTCGGCCAGCGACTTGTTCAACGCGTCCACGAGCGGGATCAGGTCCTCGATCTCGCTGACCCCGTCGTCGAGCAGTCGGTCGCCGTTGCGGAACCTGACCACGGGCACCACGCCGAGCGGGTTGGCGATGGTCTCCACGGTCTGGAAGCCGGTGATCGTGGCGCCGGGTGCGTTCGAGCGGAGCCGGGTGATCTGGTCGGCCTCGTAGAGAACGGCCTCGGTGGTCCTCGGGGTCTCCCACCGCTTGAGCGCTGCCACGACCTGCCGGGTTCCGGGATCGGTGAGAACCGAGACCTGGCGGGCGGACTCGACGCTGACCCGCGGGGTTCCGTCGGGGCGTGCCCACACGATCGCGAACGAGGTGCCCAGCGTGAGGGCTTCGCGGTGGGCGATGCCGGCGGTCTGGTCGAGGTCGTTGGCGATCCAGTCCGACCACAACGTGTCTGCGGCGTCGGTGGTGCCGGTGAAGCCGGTGACGCGCAGGCGCTCGGCCAGGGCGGTCACGGCTAGGCGCGGGATGTTCGAGGTCATCCGGCCGAAGCGGTTGCCCAGCGCGGTCTTGGCTTCGGGGGCGAGGAAGGCCAGCGGTTGGCGTCCCTCGTAGTAGCGGTCCAGTTCGGTGATGCGGGCGGTGGACTCGTCGAGTCGGGTCGCCAGGGTGGTCAGTAGGTCGTTCACTTGAAGCTCCTCGTCTTGCGTCGGGTGCGTCGGGTGGCGCGCCAGGTGGCGCGGGAGTGGGCCATGACCAGGCACGCGGCCAGGTCGATCTTTCGGGCGTGGCGCGATCGGGAGGCCTTGGCCAGTCGCATCCCGCGGGCGTCTTCGGAGATCACCGCGGCCGCGACGTGCGCGGCGAGGCGCGGATCACCGGAGTGGCTCATCCGGCCGTTGACGGCAGCGGAGTAGAGATCGGTGGTCGCCGCGGTCAGCCGGCTCGGGGAGTGCGGGAACTCGACCACGGGAAGCCGCTCGGCCTCCAACGCCTGCAAGGTTCGGGTCCACCGGAACGGGTCGGCCACGATCTCGACCACCGACCAGCGCCGGCACGCGTCGCGGATGGTCTGCTCGACCTCGGCGACCGGCACCCGGTATCCCTCGGTGCCGTCGTTCTCCCACACGGCCAGGACGTCGAAATGCGGCTCCGGCGCGACGGTCCCGAGCAGCAGCGCGGTGGTGTCATCGGAGAACGACCCGTCGAGCGCGACCACCACCTCGGTCCCGTCGGGGATCGTCGTCTCGATGTTGAGCCCATCCCAGCAGCCGGCCGGCAGGAACATGCCGTCGGTATCGCTGGCGAACTGGCACAACCGGGCACGTCGGAACGTCGCCTCGCGGGTCTTCGGCGGCAGCAGAGCCTGGAGCGCGTCGCGGTGCAGGAAGTCATCCAGCGCCGGATTCGCGAGCTCCCAGCAGTGGGTGCAGTCGACCGGATGGTCACCGAAGGCGGCCGCGGAGTGCTCGCGCCACACGAACGAGGTGTCCTCGGGGTGGGTGCCGGCGTATTCACGCAGATCGGTCAGCACGCTGTCGGGATTCGGGCCGGGTGTGCCGATCCCGATCAGGGTGGACTGTGCGCGCTTGCCCTGGGCCAGCGTCAGAACCTCGTAGGTGTCGCGGGACACCACGCCGATCTCGTCGAGTAGTCCGAGGGTGTAGTCCAGTCCCTCGAGCCGCTTCGGCTCGGCCGGCAGGCACACGAACGAGGCGCCACGCTCGGGCACCACGAGCCGGTCCTTGTAGGTCTGCACACGCGCGGCCAGCTCGGGGTGCAGCTCGACCATGCGCGTGGCGGTCTTGAAGATGATCCCGGCCTGGCGCTCGTCGACCGCGGCCACGACCACCGATGCGCCTTCCTCGCCGAGCATCAGGTCATACAGACCCAGCGCGGCCACCAGCGTCGACTTGCCTTGGCCGCGGGGCATCATCCATCCCGCGGTCCGCGGCCGCGGGGAGGCATCGAAGACCGATGCGACCAGCTCGAGCTGCCACGGACGCAACCGCATCGGCTCCCGCGCGCCCGTTCCCTTGGGCGTCACGATGAACTCATCGCAGAACGCGGCGAACCGTTCAGACGGCAGCAGAGACAGCGGATGGAACGGCAGCGGATCAGCCGAAACCGCCGCCTTCGGCCCGGCCTTCATGGGAGGCTCCGGCCATGTTCACGCTGAAGCTTGCTGACGACCCCCAACTGAACCACCAGATCAAGGGGAACTACACAGTCACTGATGGTGGCGTTCTGAAGGTTTGGGAGGAGGGCTTGGCGCCCCGTGTCTATGCGCCCGGGGCGTGGGTCTCCATCGAGGACTTCCGCCGCGACGAGATCCCCACCATCGACGAGGTCTTCACGGGCTGAGGTGAGTGACGGGCTCTGCGGCTTTCCCCGCAGTCCCGAAGCCGCTCCGAGGGGGTCCTCGGGGTGGTCTGTGCGGCCCGCTCCCGGCCTGCTGGAGCCTCGGCGGGAGTTGCACGGTCCGCACACCACGGCGACGTCCTGGAGCCGGATCGTCCTGCCCTGCTCCTTGCGCTCCCACGCGCTCGGCAGGTGGTCGGTGGTCAGGTCCTCGGTGGTCCCGCAGTCCAGGCACCAGGGCTGAGCGGCACGGGCGCGGCGACTGAGCTTGTCCCACGCGGTGTCATAGCCGCGAGCCCGCGCAGACCCGCGCCTCTGGTTGGCCTCGGCGCGTGCGTGGTCGGGGCAGCGGCTGGAGACGGAAGGCTCGCCGCACTCCAGGCATGGCTTCGTCATTGCTGCTCCTGAGTGACCCGAGGTTCGAGCAGGTCGGCGACGGCGTCGACGTGCGCGCAGCTGTCCCCGGTCTCGCCGAACTGCCAGTCCTCGCAGTCGCAGGTCCAACCGCGGAGGTTCCATTTCACTCGGAGGTTGTCGACGATCGCGACGACGCTGGGCTGACGGGAACGGACTCCCGCTACACGGAGGAACTTGATGTTCATGAGGCTTTCCTGTCGGCCGGCGGGCGGTCGTCGGTACGGGTGGAGATCAGAGTCATAGAGGGGTTGGCATCGCCGCAGGTCAGCGCGTCGCCGCGGGACTTCTCGAGTCCCGGTCCGGGACTTCTAAGGTCCCGATTCGCAGGTTGACCGGGACTTCCAAGGTCCCGGTTGCGTTGCCGTCGAGGGGCGTACACGTGGTGGTGACTGCACGTCTTGCCGCCCGTGCCGCCGGCCTTCTCCCACCAGGTCGGAGCGAGCAAGCAGTGACGAGATGAGTCGTCTCCGACGAGCTTGTTCTCCCGAGCCCGCTCGATCGCCTTGTTCACCTGACGAGTCGATGGGATGTGCAGCTCGCCCGTCTTCGGGTCCGAGGTCTGGAGGACCATCGCGAGTCCACCCGGCGCGAACTCGGCGTGACCGATCAGGTTCGACCAGCCGATCGCCGCGAACATCACCCGCAGGTAGACAGGGCCGACCTCGGGGTCGCGTGCGAGTTGGCGGGCGCCGTGCTGGTCGACCCCGATCCACTCGTCGAAGGAGATCCCAGTCACGCGGCCTCCCAGAAGTCGAAGTCGTCGAGCTCGGTGATCACCGCGTCGTCGTAGTAGCCGCGTTCGAGCGCGTCGGCTCGCAGGTCGCACGCCACTGCCATCGCGGTCAGCCGGCGCCACTGCTCCCGTCGAGACTCGACCGTGGTGTCACGTCCCGGCCGGTCGGTCGGCCGTGGTCGTGCCCAGCGGTAGGCCTCGGCTCGTCGGCGCCACTGCTTGGCGGATGCCGCGGTGAAGGCCTCGGTCATCAGGTCGCGCCAGACCCGTTCGGGGTCAACTCGCACGGTCGACCTCCGACTCGATCACGACCTCGAAGCCGCGGGACTCGGCCAGCGCGATCACGTCGGCCGACGTCTTCGGCTGCACGACCCAACCCCGCGGACGAGACGACCACATCGGCGGCCGGCCACGAACCTCCGTGACCAGCTCGCGGCTGCCGTATCCCGAGACCACGTCGCAGCTCGGGCTGACCTTGGTGACGGTCAGCCGGCGTGTGCTCACGCGTCCCGCTCAGTTGCAGGGATGGCCTGGAGCAACGCCTCCAGGTCCGCCGAGTTGATGCGGATCAGCCGCGAGCCACGAATGCGGCTAGCCGGGAGGACTCCGCGGGATACGTAGTTCCTCACGGCCCTCTCGGTAACACCGAGGAAATCGGCCGACTCCTGGAGTGACACCCATCGTGGGGTTGCAGTTGCGCCGTGGGCAGGGGTTACAGTCATCGCGTCTCCTGTAGCGGGAGTCAGGGAACGCGATCGGGATGATTTCTTTGGCGAGAGATACCCGGTCGTGTTCCTGTTTTTCCTGGTCAGACCGAGAGTTACATTGCTGCCATTCCCGGTTCGTTTCTGAAGGTACGCGAACGTTTTGACAGTTGCTACACCCGGATAGGAGACGGCGCACGTGGCGTTCAGATGCTCGTTGTGCAGTGGGGTGCATTGGGGTGCAGGCGATGGTCGTTCGGGTGCGTTCAGAGGAATTCAGAGGAACCCGCGAGCGCGCGGCCTGTGATGCAAGTCACAGCGTAGAAGTGGCCAATTCTCCATCGCAGGTCATGCAACGAGCTTGGAGCGTCACTCAACGTCTTCCGTCAGCGCAGACAGTCGCCGAGCGATCTCCTGATCCCGTTCCGCAGCCGCGTGCTGGTACCGGAGCGCCGCGCCAGGGGTCGAGTGTCCGAGCCTGCCCATCAGTTCGGCGAGGGTCGCGCCAGTCTGCGCAGCGAGCACTGCGCCGGTATGGCGGAGATCGTGGAAACGGAGATCAGGGCGGCCGGCGGCATCACGGGCCCGGTAGAAGACCCGGTAGAGGCTGGATGGCGCCATGTGTCCGCCGTTCGCCGCGGGGAAGAGGAGACCGTCGCGCCCCGGCTCGGTGTGCTGGAGCAGGTGCTCCCGGACGAGCGGCATCAGGTGGGGTGGGATCGCCACGTCGCGGCTGCCAGCATCCGACTTGGGTTCCTTCACGATCTTCTTGCCCTCGGCTCTGACGACCCCGCGGCGGATGCGCAGGACGCCGGTCTTGGTGTCGACGTCGCCACGCCGGAGCTCGGCCAGCTCGCCGAACCGCAGTGCGCACCACGAGGCGAGTAGAGCCATGAGCCGGTAGCGCTCGGGGAGTGCGGCGACTAGAGACTCGAGCTCGGCGAGGCTGGCCGGCCGTACCTTCTTGGCGCGCTTCGTCGTACCTCCACCGCGGACCTTGGCGGGGTTGGCGGTGGTGATGAGGTTCCGGTCCACCGCGGTGCCCAGGATCGTTCGGAGCAGGCTGTAGGCGTGCGCCTGAGTGGTCGGCCGACCCGATGCCGTCACGGCATACCAGTGGTCGACCTGCTCGGGGGTGATGTACCTAAGCGGGACCTCGGCGAAGGTGGGCAGGATGTAGGCGTCGAGCAGCGATCGGTAGTGCGCTCGGGTTCGATCGGCCAGCGGCTTCCCGCGGACGGTCCTGCCCTTGAGCCAGACCTCGGCGTACTCGCCGAAGGTCAGCGCTCGTACCTTCCCCGGCGTGCCGCTGGGGCGCCAGGTCTCACGCACGATGTCGGCGCGAACGGTGGCGAGCCAGGCCTCGGCGTCGGCCTTGGTGTCGTAGGTCGTGGGCGCCTTGTGCATCATCCCGTCGGGACCGGTGTAGCGAGCCTGCCAGCGGCCGGATGGCAGCCTGCGGAGGTTGCCGAAGGTGGCCTTGCGACCAGTGCGATTGGCCAT